ATGAGCGGATACTTAAAGTTACAAGGCTCAAACAATAATTCCACATGGGTGGACGTTAAAACGATGAATTATCCCACAGCCATACAGGACACAAGCGCTTATGGCACAGCAAGCGGATATAAATATTATCGGTTTGTGTTTTATTGCAGTACAAGCGGTTGGGGGAAGGCCGCTTGCGGTTGCTCTCTAATTTATAAGTAAGGAAATGTAGACATGAAAATTTCAGAAGTATACCCGGAATATGTTTTTCAGCGTCTTGGAGCCGGTTACACCGTAGACGCAACGGATTACACAAGAAAGGACTACATCGACCTGAAAGGACAGACTGTCGGTGCGTTGCAGCAGCTCATCATCCGGGCGAACCGCGACAAGGACATCAAGTTCTGGCAGATCGAAGAAACCGAATAAAAGAAAGGGGACAGAATCATGATCTCTACGATCAAGGCTTTTGCAGACATCTGCAAAAAAGAGCCAATCGCTCTGGGGCGACAGATGGAAAACAATTATCGCCAGATCATATTCGACTGCTCCGGATTCCCGGAGCCGATCACGGACATCACACTCGTACATCAGAGGAGCCAGGATACGGCTCCTTATGTTGTTGCGAGCACAACCGAATCACCGCTGGTCTGGACGATCGACAACACGGACACGGCTTATTACGGCTACGGTAAAGGGGAACTGCGAATCACCTTTGCCAGCGGCCTGGCTAAATCCGCATCGTTCCAGACTGTAGTTATCAAGTCGATCACGGCAGGGACGGAGATCCCGGACCCGCTGCAGAGCTGGTACGATGCAATGATCGACTATATCAACGAGCACAGCATCACAGACGACCAGCTCGCGCAGGCCATCGAGGACTACATCGAACAGCATCCGATCGAAGCCCCGGTGCAGTCTGTGAATGGTCAGACCGGCGATGTAGTCATCACGGCTGCAAGCCTGGGCGCTCTGACAAGCGAGTCAGATCCTGTTTTCCAGGCATCTCCGGCAGCCGGCATCACAGCCCAGGACATTACCTCCTGGGACAATAAGAGCGATTTCTCCGGTTCCTACACGGATCTGACGAACAAGCCGACCATCCCGGCTGCGGGCCTTCCGACAGGAGGATCCACCGGGCAGGTCTTAACCAAGACGAGCGGATCGGACTATGCCGCTGCATGGCAGACACCATCTGGCGGCGGTGCGGTGGACAGCGTCAACGGCCAGACCGGGACAGTCGTGCTGGATGCGGATGATGTCGGAGCGCTCCCGGACACCACCACAGCCTCAGACCTCGGGGCGTACGTTAAGCCGAGCGGCGGCATTCCGAAGACAGACCTTGCAAGCGATGTGCAGACGAGCCTCGGCAAGGCTGACACCGCGCTCCAGACCGCACCCGTGACCTCTGTAAACGGCGCAACCGGGAATGTGGTCATCGCCAACGCTACCACCTCAGCGGCTGGTCTTATGAGCGCCACGGACAAGTCGCACCTTGACGATGTCTATGCCGACTACTCAAGCGCACTGACCGCATTGGGGGTGATCTAGTATGAGTACAACACCACTTACAGATGCCATTAACGCACTCACACGCTACGCCAACGAGACCACGGGGGCATCAGACACCACGCTGTCCGATGCAGTCGGGACGCTTGTTGCCGGGTACGGCGGCGGGGGTGGATCAGATATGTTGCCGACATTCATTGCTAATCAGAACGTCGGCTCGTATACCTTTGATGTTACGTCTGTGACGGACTGGCAGTTCGCCGAAAAGAAATTCACATATTTATCACTGCCGAATGTTGTGACCTTGCAAAAAGACAACGTATTCAACAGCGCGACCATTGACACGCTAGAATTGAATAACCTGCAAGTTTGCAGAACCAATTTCTTTGCGTACGCCATCATTCAAACACTGAGTATCCCCAAACTAGTAACAATCGGCGGCAGCGCTTTCCTTTATTGCAGTCTCAGTTCGCTAAATTTACCTAATTTCGTTAATTGTACCGGCCAAACGGCTTTCAAGGCTATGTATAACCTTGTAACTGCGGTCTTGCCGAAATGCACCACGCCGGGTAACTACTCTTTTGAATCGTGCGGTAATCTGACGGCGGTTGACTTTACGGCATTATCGACAGTGCCACAAGGGCTTTTCAACAAATGCACTGCGCTGAACGTCATCGTCCTGCGGAACACTACGGCGGTGGCGCTGGCAAACGTGAACGCATTCAACAATATGGGTGGCAAGGCTGTGACCGTGTACGTTCCTAGTGCGTTGGTTGCCACATATCCGACCTTGACGAACTGGTCTTCTGTGACTGGCGCAACGTTAACATTTGCCGCCATTGAGGGCAGTCAGTACGAAAACTATTACGCAGATGGAACACCGATAGAATAAGGGGGAAAACATATGTATTACGTAACAGAATTACAGACAAGACCTGACGGCATCATCAATGCAACAATCACAGCACGGTCATCGCTGGCAATGGGGCTGGCTCTGTACTATCAGAGGGCGGCTGTGGCTGTCAGCACAACGGACTACCTTGAGGTGGCGCTGACATTACAGGATCAGCACGGGAGCATTCTCAAGAACGAAGCGTTTGAAACGCAGTACGTTCCGGCTGAATAATGATTAACCTCTGCTTCGGCATGCGGACCATTAACGTCACGCAGCTGCCCGGAGGAAACTACAGCCATCCGAACATGGCCATGGATCTGGCAGGCGAAGATGCCGGCATAGACTACTGGTGGGCACAAGGCCGCTGGCGGGTGGTCGGCTTCTTCGGATATGCCGGCACGATCCTGTTCACACACGTGGACAGCAACGGAGATCCGGAGGCAGTTTACTGCGCGGACGGGGTCCGGCGGATCGTAACGCTGGCGCTGACGCATTCCGGCAGCTACTACGTGAAGCGGCCGGAGATCGGCAGGATATACGAAAGCCTCGTGCCAATGTACGAGGAAGGCATGCAGGGACAGGCAACCGGCAACCACATCCATCTGGAGGTGGCTGCCGGAGTCCAGCGCACAAAGATCTGGGACGATCAGATGCGGATCTGGAAGATGCCGAACGAGCTGAACCCGGTCAGGGTAATGTTTATTAATCAGGGCTTCTCCAATGTGATCAGCACCAAGGGAGCGGCCTTTTCTTTTTGCGAATCCTTAGAACACAAAGAAGGGGATGAAGAGGACATGCGAACACTTCCGATCGGCCACAGCATAGTCAGCCTGGACGGCGCGGCGGTGCATGTAGTACGGCCGCCGGAGGACTACCAGCTGCTGATGCTGAGTCCATCCAAGGAACCCAGGGAAACAGCCCTGAGCTATATCAACCGGATCGGCATCGAGGGCTATGACATCTTCGCAACAGTGAACTGTAATTACTTCCAGATGCGCCATGACCAGCCGGATCCATACGGCCAGCACTATGGCGTGGAGTATTCAGACGTGAATGACTTCGCGCCGAAACAGAAAGAGTGGCTGGCATACTACGAGACCACCAGCGGAGAAGACAATTTCTGCTGGTCCTCGGACTTCTGGCTGACCAGATCGCAGTGCCGGTGGGCTTGCAGTCCATACAGCGTGGTGCTGCACAAGGGCCAGCGGATAAACTGGAGATCCGGAGCGGCCGGAGACAAGGAAGTCACACCGAACACGCAGACGATGGCCTTCAAAGTCAAAGACAGCTGGTGCCTGGCAGTGGCAGAGTCAAAAGTGCTGCCGAAACAGATGGCGGATCTGGCTGCGGACTACGGAGCGGCCGAAGCGTTCCTGCTGGACAGCGGCGGATCTTCGCAGCTGATCTACAACGGCGACAGCCCAGGGCAGGACATCTACTACGGCCAGAAGATCGTTTACTCCGGCCGAATGATTCCAAACGTACTGGCGCTCGTACGGAAGAAGAAAGACGCAGATCCGGCACCGGAACCGGACGACAGCGAGGTCCAGCAGTTGAAGGACAAGATCGACAAGCTCGAGAAAGAGAACGCAGTCCTGCGGACATCCAAGGTGGAACTGCTGAACAGGATCGACCACGCGGCCATGATCCTGGCGGGGGAGGAATTCAAATGAAACTACAGGGAACGATCTGCACGGGGATCGGCATCATCGGAGCGTTCATCGCTTCGTTATACGGAGGGTGGACAGATGGGATGACGACGCTGCTGATGTTTATGGCCATCGACTACATCATGGGCCTGCTGGTGGCCGGGATCTGGCACAAAAGCAAAAAGACGGAGGACGGATGCCTGGAGAGCCGGGCAGGATGGAAGGGCCTGGTCCGCAAGGGCGTCACCATGCTGATCGTCCTGGTGGCAGCCCGGCTGGATATGACTATCGGCACAACGATGATCCGGGACACGGCGGCGATCGGGTTCATTGCGAATGAAGGAATCAGCATCATCGAGAATGCCGGGCTGATGGGCGTCCCGCTGCCAAAGGTAATAACCAACGCGCTGGAGGTCCTGCGGAAAGAATCAGAGAACGCGAAGGTGCCCGGCACCCAGGAGACGGTCATGGTGGATCCGGAAGATCCGCCGGTCATCCACGAAGAAAACAAAACAGAATAACTGCAGGATAGAGAGGAGGTGATCCTCATATCTAGCAGCATGGACTGGCGCATAAACGTCAGTCCGTTCACAAAAAGCCCCGGATTATCTCCGGGGTTTTTTTATATTCGGGCAGATATTGCCGCACAGCCGAACCATAGAAGGTTCGACAGAGTATCAAATGGCTGACCATCTTGCGGCTCAGTCGAACTCTTGAGCGTTTCCAGGTCGACAGTGATGCGGTTATTGGCCCCTGGATGGTTCAGAAGGATGACGATGTGATCCGGGAAAACGTAGACCCGGCTGACCAGTATGTCTATGATTTTCTGCCAGTTCAGCGGCGATTCGGAACGCATCCGGTTCAGTTCGTAGAACGAGAACTCGATATCCTCGCGGGTGATCGGCGGCAGAACCTGCAGCTGCATCTCGGCCAGTTCTCTCTGCAGGTCAGAGATGCGTTTTTCGGCGCTCTGCAGGCGTTCTGACAGACCGGCGGAGAAGATCCCAGCCTCTATCGCTTTAAGCATATTTTCGTGTTTTTGGGCCTCCTGAGCGAGGCTCTTTTTTTGTATCTCGATGTTCCTGCGCAGCGCTTCCTGCTCTTCGTCCGGATGCTCCAGGATCATGGCTGTTATCTCTTCCTGGAACTCTCCGGATGTCAGTATCTTGGTCAGTTCTTCCTTGACCAGCTCCTCCAGCAGATCCCGCTTGATCCGCTTGGCTTCGCATTCGTGCATCTTGGCTCCGCGGCAGTAATAGTAGTAGTGCAGATCTCCCGTCTTGGACTTCGCATACTCACCCGTCATAAGCCGCCCGCAGAGCCCGCAGAACGTCTTCCCGCTCAGGAGGTATTGATTATCAATCCGCGGCGATCTGCGCCGATATCGGGCCGCCCGGAGGCCCTGAGCCCGCTGGAAGTCCTCGGGCGTGATGATGGCAGGAATTCCTTCCGGATCTTCAATGTCACCATACCTGTACATGCCCGTGTACTTCTCGTTGCGCAGGATCAACTGAATGTTGTTCAGCTGGAAGCGCCGGCCAACGCTGTTCCGCAGGCCGTCGGCATTCAGATCCGCAGCTATGTCCCGCGGGGTCTTGCCGTCGATGTATTCGGCGAAGATCCGCTGCACAACCGGAGCGGTCTCCGGATCTATCTCGTACTTGCCATCCTCGGATCTGCGGAAGCCGTAGGGCATCTTGGAGAGGGCCTTGCGCTGCAGGGCTGACTCGTACAGACCCCGGCGGACATTCTCCGCCAGGTTGGCCGAATAATACTCTGCCATGCCCTCCATCAGGCTCTCCACGATAATGCCTTCCGCGCCTTCGGGGATGAACTCCTTTGCGCTGACGATCTCCACGCCATACTTCTTAAGCTTGGCCCGGTATGTGGCAGCATCGAAGCGGTTGCGGGCGAAGCGGTCGAGCTTCCAGACGATTACCATCCGGAACTGCCGCTTTTCAGCGTCCTTCACCATCTTCTGGAATCCAGGGCGCTGATCGGTCCTGCCGGTCAGGGCGCTGTCGGTATACTCGGCGATAACATCGAAGCCGTTCCGCTCGGCAAAGATCCGGCACTCCCGGATCTGGCCTTCGATGGATTCCTGGCGCTGGTTCTCCGAAGAGAAGCGGGCGTAGATGACAGCAGGGGTCTTATCCATGATCGTCCTCCAGATCCAGGAGCATGCGCACCATGCGCTTGGTTTTCTGATCTGCCGCGGTGTAAGCCCTGGAGACACCGATCAGATCCAGCATCTCCTCTCTGGAAAGATGCGCTGCCATATTGTCGAATTCTTTCTGCATGGATTGCTCAGCCATCAGCCGGAGGGGAGAGGTGGAAGCCGGTTCCTGGAACCCGCCGATGTGATTCGTGTGGCCATCAAGCCAAAGAGGGCTTACATCCAGCACCTGAGCAAGCTTGTAAAGGTTGTTGCCCTTGGGCGCCCAGCGGCCAGAGAGATAATTGGAAATCGATCCTTTACCGATGCCGGAGAGCCTTGCCAGGTCTGCCTGGCTGATCTGCTTGCGCGCCATTGCGTATGCGAGTCTTTCTGCGAACTGTTCCATGATGTTGCCTCCTGTTTTTATGATAATGTTTCTGTTTCGGATTCTCAACAAAATGAAATAATTTCATTACACAAAGTATTGCAATCGAAACATATACAGCGTATTATGAATTTGCGGTTTCGATTCCGAATCCGAAAAGGAGGTGAACAATGTCGGAAATGAGAACGGAGTTCAATCTCAGCAAGCTCAGAGGCAGGATCGTTGAAGTGTTCGGCACCCAGGAAAAGCTGGCAGAACACATGGGAAAGTCCCGTCTGTGGGTAAACCAGAGATTGAACGGTGGTGTTTCCATGAGCCAGCAGGACATTTATGACATGGCTGACGCGCTTGGAATCGCTCCGGAAGATCTGCATCTATATTTTTTTACCAAGTGAGTTTCGATATCGAAACAGAAAGGAGGACGCATGAGCATCGACCGCGCAGATCTTCGTAAGGTCTGGCGAGGCTACATCCGGGAACTGATGCAAGATCCGGGTTACCAGAGCCGGAAGGCACAGTACCTGGCACAGAAAAAGGAGCGGGCCGCCGTGGAAAGTGAACCGCTCCAAGAAGAGGATAAGGAAAACCTTACCTCCTCAATTTTACCAAATAGGAGGACATTATGACAGAAATCAGAGACGCATTCGAGGAATTCTTCGATGCATTCGATCAGCTTGCGGAATTCGCCCTGGTCTTCGAAAGTGTAATGCTGCTGGGCGGTGCCGTATGGCTCACGCTCGCGCTGAGGGCTTTAGGGTGAGCGGTATGGTGTTAGGCCGTGTAAAGAAGTTCCTGATCGAGGATGACTATTACCTCATCCCTGAGGAAAGAGACTGGGCAATCGCTCGCTTCCGGGGCGGAATCCGGAAGGATGGTTCCGACGATATTGATTATCTGACTTTTCATCAAACCATTGAGCAGGCCCTGCAGTGGTACTTCGCAGACAAGGCCCGCAGGATGGCCGGTAAGTGCGGTGGAACAACGATCCAGCAATTACTTGAACATCTTACCGTCGAGCAGGCAAAGACGCGTAAAACGCTCGAAATCCTGCTCCAGAATGTGGAGGCATTGAAATGAGCAGAATCAGAGTTCTTATCAAAGATCCGGGCAAGAGCCCGCGTGAGTTCAACATCGAGAACAACCTCAAAACGCTCCAGCACATCATCGGCGGCTTCGTTGAAGATGCAAAGATCGGCCGCGGAGTTATTGCGCTCTGCGATGAAGACGGAAAGTCCAAAGCGAAAGAGTTTAACTTCTGGCTGCCGAATGGTGACTGCGTAGTCGGCACAGCGATCTTTTGCAGCACTGACGGCGAAAACTTAGCGAGCCTGTCGGATGAGCAGATGGATCTTTTCCGGGGGTGGTTTGAATGATCTGGGCAGTGGCAATTATCGAAGGTGCGCTCCTGGCGCTGTGCATCTATCAGATCCGCGAGCTGACATCCCGCATCAACACATCCGCAGACATGGTCTGCAGGATTGTTGCACTGGTCGAAAACCTGAACAACCAGCTGCATGACACCATGACAGCGGCAAAGGATACCGGCGAGGCCGTAGTGATTCTGAAGGGCAAGGTGTCGAACAACGAGCACCGGATTAGAGACATTTACAAAGCAATAAACGAACTGAAAGGATGGCCGACAAATGAAGTCAAATGAATGGATCCGGAGAGCCGAGATCGAACTGAACGAGCGTCGGGCACATGTTGACTGGCTTCGGGAGCACAACCAGGATTACCAGCGTTACCGGCAGAACATCTTCTTTATGGAGGATGCCATCCGCCAGCTCGGCTTCACCGTCAAGTCCAACGGCGTGGCCGGCTACGAGATCAAATGCAAATGGAGCGACGCTCCGGAGGCGCTGAAGAATGACAGATAGAGACCCGGTGGATTACGCATGGAACATGCGGAAGGGAGAAGCGCTGCAGAGTGCCTTCGCGGATATGAACTCCGCCAAGGACACACTGCTCGAACTCTCCGTCCTCGACCCGAACAAGTACGAGGCCAGGCGACTCCGCTCGCTGGTCAAGTATGTGGATGATCTCATGACCGAGATCGAGGAGATGTTGTGATGGACGATAGAGACAAGATGCAGGCCCGTGCATGCATCGGCACGGCCCATGACTATCTGTGGGATGCATACAGGCAGATCCGGGAAGCAGACGAATACTTCTCAGATCCGCAGCTTAACAAAACAGCCAGCGCTCTCCTGACGGAGATGATCAACCTGCTGGATGTCGAAAGGAGACTTAATTCTAATGAAGTTTGAAATAACCAAGGGCAAAGTGAAGACTGCCATCCGGACGGTTTTGTACGGCAGCGAAGGCATCGGAAAGTCTACATTTGCCAGCAAATTCCCTGATCCGCTCTTCATTGACGTTGAAGGCGGCACTAAGCAGCTGGATGTGGCGCGGTTCCCGCAGCCGGAGACATGGCTGCAGCTGCTCGCCATGGTGGACGCTGTGATCGAAGAGCCGGACACCTGCCGGACGCTTGTCATCGACACGATCGACAGAGCAGAGGCACTGCTCTCCGCCCAGCTGCTGGCGGAGGCCGGCGTGGAGTCCATCGAGAAGTATGGCGGCGGGTATGGTAAAGGCTACACGGCCATCCAGGAGCGCATGAACAAGGATCTGCTGAACCGGCTGGATCGGCTCATTGCCAAGGGCGTGAATGTTGTTCTTCTGGCCCATGCGGCAATGCGGAAGCTGGAGAGCCCGGAAGATCCGCCATATGACAGATGGGAGCTGAAGGTGTCGAAGAAAGTGGCGCCGCTTCTGAAGGAATGGGCAGATATACTGCTGTTTGCAAACTACGAAGTGATGGTAGTTGAAGAGAACGGCAGGGCCAAGGCAAAGGGCCGCGCCAAGCGCAAGATGCACGCCAACCACAAGCCGACCTATGACGCGAAGAACCGTTACGGCCTGCCGGACGACATGGATCTGGACTTCGAGCCGTTGCGGAAGATCTACGAAGGCACCGTTCCGGCCCGGAAAGAGCCGACCATGCTGAACGTGGACACACCGACAGAAGTGCCGGTGGAAGGCGACATCCGGGAGGACGTGCGTGATGTCCTGATTCGCAAGCTGGCAGATGCCGGTGTCTCCCAGGATTCCTTTGAGTCCTGGCTGATCGGGACAGGCCGTCTTGCCGACGGCGGAACTGTTACGGATCTGAGCGGCACTGCTGCAAGATCCATGCTTGAACATATCGATGTACTGCTTAAGCAGCTGAAGGGAGAATGAAATGAAGGTCGATAGAAACGCAACACAGGAACAGGCGGAACGGGTAATCCTTCCGGCTGGTACATACAGATTCAAGTGCGAAAGCGCACTGCACAAGACATCCAAGAGCGGCACTCCGATGTGGGAACTGCAGCTGTCTTTCCCGGATCATCCGGATGCCCGCTGGTGCTACGAATACTTCGTGGAGAACGAAAAGAACCTCTGGAAGTTCAACCAGTGGTTCGATGCCATCGGCAGCGATGACGATGACACCGATGCAATGAAGTATGCATACGGCGAGGAAGGCCAGTGCCAGATCGTTATTGAATCCGATCCGAACTACGGCGATCGGAACAAGATTAAGCGGTTCCTGCCACTCAAGAAGGAAGAAGCCCCGGCTCCGGAGCCGACAAAGTCTGCACGGAAGCCCCGGAAGCCCAGCACACTGGCTGCAGATCAGAGCGGAGACGATCTGCCGTTCTGATGAAGTACATCATCGGAATAGACCCCGGTAACATCGAATCAGCTTATGTCCTGGTGGATGCGGTAACGCTGCGGCCTATCGCATTCACCAAGATGGCCAACGAGCTGATGTACTGCCATATGGTCGATGCGATCCGGGAACTGCAGCTGGAGGGCTACGCAGATCTGCACATAGCCATTGAGATGATCGCATCGTACGGCATGCCGGTCGGTGTGGAAGTGTTTGAGACCTGCGTCTGGATCGGCCATCTGGAAGATCGACTTAAGGACTTCCCGACCAGCCGGATCTTCCGCAAGGACGAGAAGCTGACGATCTGCGGATCGCCCAGGGCGAATGATGCGAACATAACGCAGGCATTGGTTGACCGGTTCGCGCCGGGTCAGCCGAACCACGGCAAAGGCACTAAAAAGAATCCAGGATTCTTCTACGGATTCCGGAAGGATATCTGGCAGGCCTTCGCTGTGGCTGTAACTTATCATGACTTAGAAATGGGGTGATCTTATGGCAAGCCTGCTTGCTGATGCGCTTGCCTATGCTGAGAACGGCTATGCTGTTATCCCGGTCGGCAGGAACAAGATCCCGCTGATCGGGGACTGGCCGAATCAGGCCACGACAGACTCTGAAAAGATTGTCCGCTGGTGGGATCAGCACCCGGATGCGAACATCGGGATCGTCTGCGGAGAGAAGAGCGGCGGCCTGATCGCGGTGGATGTCGACATTAAGAACGGAAAGCATGGAGACGAAGCGCTCCAGCAGTTCCAGGCAATGCATGGGGACTTCCCGAGCACGGTCATGTGCCGCACCGGATCTGGAGGCCTGCACTACTACTTCAAAGATCCGGAACACTTCGCCGGCAAGTACAAGAACGGCGTGGAGGTGATACCGGGAGTCGACATCCGGACGGACGGCGGCTTCGTGGTAGTGCCGCCTTCGATCAACGCAGATGGCCATGCATACACATGGATCCATGACACGGGCCTGCTGGACGAAGAACCGGCGGATCTGAACGAAAGCGCAGCACAACTGCTGACACGATCGCACCCGAAGAAAGAGAAGGCAGAGCGCAGGCAGGTGGTCGCTGTACCGGAGGGCAACCGCAATGACACGCTGTTCCGATACTGCTGCATGCAGGTCGGCGCAGGTGTCCCGCGGGACATTGCAGAGACTTCGGCGCTGGAACTGAACGACACGTTCGATCCGCCGCTAAGCACATCCGAGGTATATACGATCCTCGAATCCGCTTACTCCCGGTACGTGCCGAACGAGCGGACGATCTACGGCGCCCAGGAGGCACCGATCAGCGAGGACGATCTGAAGATGCCGACGCTGGAGGACTACCCGGAGGAGCCTGTCGAATGGCTGATCCCAGAGTACCTGCCGAAGGGCCAGATCACGCTGATCTGTGGCACGGGTGGAACCGGCAAGACATCCGTCTGGGTCTCTCTGCTGGCATCTCTGAGTGCCGGAGAACGTATCCTGTTCGACGGCTTTGGGGATTTCTACGGTGACCGCCAGCCGATACAGTGCATGTTCTTCTCATCAGAAGACACGGTTGAAAACGTGATCAAGGGCAAGCTCAGGAAAGGGCATGCACGGATGCGGAACATCCACACGATCAGTCTGAATGATCCGCGCTTCGAGAAGATCCAGTTCGGATCCAAGTATCTGGAGAAGCTGCTGGACAAGTACCGGCCCGCGCTCTGTGTCTTCGACCCGCTCCAGGCGTTCATCGATGGGCATATCAAGATGGCCGACCGGAACGCGATGCGGCAGACAATGCGCTCGCTGATCGAGTGGGGCAAGACATACGGGACAACCTTCCTGATCGTCATGCACACAAACAAGCAGCTTAACGTCTGGGGCAGAAACCGCATGGCGGACTCCGCAGATCTGTGGGACATTGCTCGATGTGTGTGGATGGTCGGTGACGCTGATGATCAGGGCATGAAGTATCTCAGCCATGAGAAGAGCAACTACGGACGCACCGGCAAGACGATGCTGTTCCGGAACGATGACGGCCAGCCGGTGTTCAAAGGCTGGACTGATAAGAAGGATCGAGAGTTCGTCATGGAGGCGGCAAAGAAGCGCAACGAAGCAAAGAGTGGAAACACCTTATCTGACGTCTGCGGAACGATCTTATCAGAACTCGCAGATCATCCGGACGGGATGCTCGTTGCAGATCTGGACGAGCTTCTGCAGCAGATCGGGTACAGCGGGTACATTATCCGTAAAGCAAAAAGTGAGCTTAGAACAGCCGGAAGAATCGAGATTACAAAGAAGGGATTCGGAGGCGCTGTCGGAGTGAAGAAAACGTAATCTTGTCTATTCCCATAAGGAAATCGACAAGTATGTAATAAGTATGCATAAATAAAGGACTTATACATACTTGTCGATTCAACAAGTATGGAGAAATTCGACAAGATCATACTTGTCGATTCAACAAGTATGCAGAGACCGCATAAACAGTGGACTTGCGTCATACTTGTCGAATTGTGTTCGTAAACAGACAGATCGTGGAGGTGAAAATGAAAAATTACACATTGGAAGAAGCCATGAGACAAGTCGATGAGATAAGCCTGCGGAAGAACCGCGACGGAAGATCATTCACTGTAATGGTCATGGCACACGGAAGATACATCAATTTGATTAGCGTCAACATCGACGGCATTGAAGAATCGCTCCTTGAAGTGATTGCGCTCGCGGCTGATTGGGCATGCCGGATCTAATCGACAAAAAGAAACTGCTTAAGGCAGTCCTGGACGAATATGCAGACGGGAACTTCTACGTCATGCATCTGATCCGGGAATTCCCGGCAGAAGAAGCAGTAGTGCCCGTGCGGTGCGGTGTGTGCCGCTACAGCCGGATCACCGAGGACGGCAGAATCCTCTGCCGGCACTGGAACGGCATGGAGACACGCACGGACGGCTACTGTTGGAAAGGAAAAGAATGGGACTGATAGACAAGGAAGAACTGATCGCCGACATCGAGATGGATCTGAAATGCTCGGTCAAAGGCGAAGAGAATATGCAGGCCGTTAAGGCCATGATGCAGAGAGTATACGACGATGTCCGGAAGGCACCGGAAGCAGCTGCGGCTGTCGAATGGAGAACCGGCATCCCGGACACCAGCGACGAGGTCATGGTTACCTGCCAGTCGGGATCTGCCCGGTGGGTCTTGCCGGGATGCTACTACAGACGCGGCAGATGGTACCACACCATCGTCGAGGCTCACGACGTGGAGATCGACCCAGAGGGCGATGTCGAGCACATTGGAGAACAAGAGGAGCGGGTCATGGCTGACGTGATCGCGTGGGCAGAATACCCTGACCCGTACGGAGGAGAAGCATGAGACTGATTGATGCGGATGCGCTGATGAACCTATATGCAGAGAATGAGTTTTCATCCGATATGGGAGATGCAATGGAGATGCTTGATCACTTTCCAACCGTGGATGCCGTGCCTGTGGTCAGGTGCAAGGACTGCAAATACAAGGATGATGGAATTGATGAAGATGGTATTCCATTTCTGAAGTGTCTTAACGGCAGAAGTTATGGTGGTACAAGAATAAATGATTATTGTTCTTGGGCGGAAAGGAAAGAAGAATGAGACTGATTGATGCAGATGCGCTCAATTATGTAATGGTGCGAATAGCGCACGATGACGGAACGATAGGCGGTTATAACGCAGTAGTGCCATCATCGGAAATCAAAAACGCACCAACCATTGACGCAGTGCCTGTCATCAGATGCAAGGACTGCAAATGGTATAAAACGAATTATTCTTGGGACGGGAAAGAGCATCGTGTCTGCGTTATCGAAGCATATGAACCCGTCAGAGAAGCAGATTACTTCTGTAGTCGGGCAGAAAGGGAAGAAGAATGACAAACGGGCATGAGTTCCCGCCGGAGTGGCATCTGGATGAGCTGATCAACAAGCAGATCGGGCTGTGGGAGTGGCAGGATCTGCGCACCGGGCTGACGTTCGCGGACATTGCCTGCGAGGAAACAGGATACAGTAAGCGGTGCAGTTCCTGCGAATACTGCAGGGATCTGGAGTTCGGAGACAGGCCGATCGCATTGCTGCAGGGACCGTTCGCGGACCCGGCGTGGTGCACAAACCACGACATAAAGAGAGCAGACGGCAAAAGAATTGTCCACGACCACCAGGTCGACAGGTCGCACTGGGGATCCGGATGCGGATCATGGAAGTGGAAACTCGAGAAATACAGAAACAATGGGCAGTTAGAGCTGTTCGGGGAGGATAAATGAAATACAAAAACATTTCAGTGTCAGCATTACTGACACTGCCGGATCTGAACGAGGTATACATGCTGAAAAGAATATCCGGCGATATGACGCTGGATCAGCTCCGGAGCGAAGCGGCTGTATACGTCGTTCCGCTTAGCGCACAGGAAATGGCCGCTGGAGAAACCGAAGCCCCAGCCAAGATGAAGATCGACCACGACGAGATCATCCGGATGGCGCAGGAAGGCTGCACACCAAGAGAGATCGCAGAGAAGATCGGATGCTCTGAGCAGACGGTGCGTAACCACATCGCGAGGGGCTGAGCATGGAGGAGGACAAGATCCCGGTCGAATGGATCCTGGACAAGTACATCAGGTCCAGGCGTTATACCGGCACGATAACGGAGACCGGCGTGAAGGTTATCCTGCGCGACTGGTGGGAGTTCTGCGGCCGGGGCAGAGAGGAGCGTAAGAAGGATGATCGATGAGAGAGATGTGCCGGACATCCTGCTCGATGCACTGACCTACGGCCGGACGGATGTGGTGGTATCCGACATGGATTCCGATGTGTACATGGCAAACAAGATGCTGGACAGGCTCCGCAGGCACAAGGTGACGAACGATGAATGGCGTTTCTACACACGGAGCGAAGGCGGGCAGACCAAGGTGATTGTAATGTCGCCCAGGTGCAAGGACCCGGCTCCGCCGACATATGCCAACCTCCGGAAACAGAAGAAGGAACAGCCGAAGCCGGAGCCGCAGAAGAAGAGCCTTCTGGCGGAGTGGGTACTAACAAATCTTTGCAGTTCGCGCATGCTGCACATCAGCGTGGTGCCGGCTGAGGACATCGACAGGCTTCACGGCATCAGCAACTACGAGACGTACATGACCGACAAGGTGCGGGAGCTGCTGGGGCGGGATGATGTCCGTGTTATGGTGAGAGAAGTGGACAAGGATCAGACATCACACTCAAGGGCATACAATGCCCGGCTGGTCTTCGAATAGGAGGGATAGAATGACGGGGGTAACGATCCTGGACTTAAAGGATTATCGGCATCTGCAGAAAGAGATCCGGACAATCGATGAAGAGCTTGAATGGATTTACTTCCCGGTCGCTTCTCCTAACGGGAAGACATCCGGATCTCGCGGGTCAGAGCCGTCAGATCCGACGGCCAGAGCTGTGCGCAAAGCGGCTCGGCTGAAAGAGCGCAGGGCCCGACTGCAGGCCAAGGTTGAAGCGATTGACTGGTGGCTGCTCAATCTGGAAGACCACCAGCTGGCAGCCATCTGCCGGGAACGGTATGTTCTCGGGAAGTCATGGGCTGAGGTCTCGCTGGATGTCTGTGGATCTGACAACTTCAGCACTGCCCGGATGATTGTGGTAAGGCATTTCGGATCTGCGTGATGTTGTGCAACTTTTGCAACTTAGATGTGCTATATGTTAAATGAACGATTAAGACGGCTCGCAGCAGGCCGTCTTTTTCGCGTAAAGAGAGCCGTAGGCGCGTTACAGACACCCCATGGACTGATCCTCCTTTCTTGAGACACGGCTCTCTTTACATTTGGAGCAGAGATGGCAAAGAAAAGAAATCGTCCGGACATGGACGGAGGTTTTAAATCAGCATACGAAAAGAATAGGCGGCTGGTTATAGCCGGAGCGGAGGTGTGCGCTCTGTGCGGCTTACCCCTTGATAAGTCGCTCCGCTTTCCGAATCCGATGTCCGTAACGGCAGACCACATTGTTCCTATATCCAAGGGCGGGCATCCGTCTGCACTTGAAAACCTGCAGGCCGTTCATCTTATTTGCAATCAGGTTAAGGGGAGCAAAACGGTTATCGAGAAGAACAAGGACATCCAAAAGGAAGCACAAACAATATCTAACAGAGTACTACCGCTAAGTGTGGATTGGCTTAATTACTAGGAGGGCAAAATGAAATGTAAGTTATGCGGGAAGGAATTTACTCCGGAGCATTGGCGAAGGCTGTATTGCTCTGAAGAGTGCAGTGCACAAGCCAAACGAATAAACGATCTTAGGTGGTGGCGTAAAGCACATAATTACGAACCTCCGGGAAAGAAAGTGTGCTCAGTGTGCGGCGCGGAATTCGTGCCGAAGACTGCAACACAGGAAGCGTGTTCACGGGAGTGCTGCAGCAGACTGCGTAACATAAAAAAATACTGCAACGGTCTGACCGGTGAGGCGCGGGAAGAATACAAACGGCAACGGCGAGAAGCCAACGCAAAAACGCCAAAGGTATACACATGGTTCACAGGAACGTGCAAAGTGTGCGGGAAAGAATTCAGCACGCTGAATCCGAAACAGGTGACATGCTCAAAAGAGTGCAGCAAGAAGTTGAAGTACGCAAGGAAACAGCACAGGATTCCTAAAGAGCAAACGATAGATAAAGACATTACGCTGGAAGCTTTATACAGAAGAGATTCCGGCGTTTGTTATTTATGCGGCGGACTCTGTGACTGGAACGACCGGGATGCAGAGAATAACATTGTCGGCGATAGTTACCCGTCAATCGACCATGTTATTCCTGTTGCCCGTGGGGGTCTGCACGCCTGGAACAATGTGCGGCTCGCACATTTTAAATGCAACTGGGAGAAGGGTGCCGAGCTGATAGAAAAAGCTGAGGATCTGATCCCGGACAATGCATACGAATTTAAAAGAGAAAGTCGGCCGGCCGGGAAAGAAGTATACCAGTATGATGCCGCGGGCAATTTGGTCGCGGTCTATCCCAGCACGGCACAAGCTGAGCGCGAAACAGGAATAAAGCAAAAAGGAATTCAAAAGTGCGCTCGCGGCGAAAGAAAAACGTGCGGAGGATTCGTGTGGAAGTATATGGGGGATATGACCCTCTCCTCTACCTGAAGCCTAACCGCCGCTGTTACTCAGAACATATCTCGCAGAAATCATGAAAGGAGCCACGAAATGGACTACCAGGGCATCGACTACCTCCGCAATAAACTCGATAAGAAGTCAACGCGGGTCGCGCTGAGGTATCGCTATTACGAAATGAAGGAAATCAACCGCAGCATTTCCCCGATCATGCCGCCATGGCTGAAGGACTTGTACAGATCCACGATCGGATGGTGCGCGAAGTCGGTGGACAGCCTGGCTGACCGGCTCGTATTCCGCGGGTTTGAGGAGCCGGATATTTACAATGCGCAGCAGATCTTCGCATTCAATAATCCGGACATATTCTTCGATTCCGCCATCCGGGAGTCGCTGATCGGGTCGTGCTCGTTCGTGCACATCACGCACGGCGAGATCGAAGAGGCCGGCCAGGTGCCGATCCCGCGTCTGTCAGTTCTGACAGCTGCGGATGCTACCGGCATCATGGACGAATTCAGCGGACTGCTGAAGGAAGGCTACGCTGTCCTGGACAGGGACAATGATGGCAGGCCGGTGCTGGAGGCGTACTTCACGAAGGAAGGCACGCAGTATTACGAGAATGGCAGGCCGACAATCTTCGAGGAGAACCCGGCCCGCTATCCGCTGTTGGTGCCGATCGTGTTCAAACCGGACAGCAAGCGGCCATTCGGGCATTCCCGGATCAGCAGATCCTGCATGTACTATCAGCGGTTCGCGCAGAACACGATGGAGCGGGCAGAGGTCAGCGCCGAATTCTACAGCTTCCCGCAGAAGTGGATCTCCGGAACAGATCCGGATGCAGATCCGCTGGACAGCTGGCGGGCATCGGTGTCGGCCATGCTGCGGTTCGATAAGGACGAGGATGGCGATCATCCTGTGATCGGCCAGTTCTCGCAGCAGAGCATGTCACCGTACACCGAGCAGCTGCGGATGGCAGCGGCGATGTTCTCCGGAGAGACCGGCCTGACGCTGGACGATCTGGGCTTTGTTACCGACAATCCGTCAAGCGCCGAAGCGATCAAGGCCGCACACGAAAGCCTGCGGCTGATCGCACGGAAAGCGCAGCGGACATACGGATCTGCCTTCGCGAATGTCGGCTTCATCGCCGCGTCAGTACGCGATGGCGAGCCGTATTCCCGTTATGGCGTAACTGACATGCGGCCGATCTGGGAGCCGGTATTCGAGCCGGATGCAGCGGCCATCACATCAATCGCGGACGGTGCGCTGAAGATGAATCAGGCCATCCCAGGATACTTTGATGAGTTCAACCTTCGGGAGCTGACCGGCATCGAGCCGTCCGGCGAACCGATCAGCATCGAGGAGATCCCGAATGAGTGAGTTCGGCACCGAACTCTCCGGGAGGATCCAGAAGAGATTTCTGAATCTTCTTAGGACGGACAGGACGCTGAACCGGGTAAAGAATCGGGTCAGGGATGGCACCGATTACGAGATCGCGAACGAATACGCGATTCGGGCCGGCGAACTACTGTCACAGTCGATCAATGCGGAGACGAAGACGCTGTCCTACATGTCGGAGGAGGTCGCCAGGGAAGTGCTGTATCCGGTGCTCACCCTGGATCACGACCTGGTGAACACGGCATCCGTGCAGATCCAGCAGAACATGAACGCGGCCAACGGCATAAACGTGTCGGCAATGTCCGCGGATCTGGACACCAACCGGATCGAAGGATTCATAACGAAAGTTAGCAGTTATGACACTTACGATGCGGCCCGGTGGGTCATGGGTGAACCGATTGTCAACTACAGCCAGTCAACGGTTGACTATACGATCCGGAAGAACATGGATGCCAACGCCCGTCTGGGCATGGAGGCCCAGCTGATCCGGAAGATAGATCCGGCCGAGACGGCCAAGGGCAACCGGGCATGCAGGTGGTGCCAGTCGCTGGCAGGCACATACAGGTACAACGATGTAAAGGACACCGGGAACGAGGTGTTCCAGAGGCATCGTGGATGCCGGTGCCAGCTGATCTACAAGAACAGCAAAGAGATAAAAGATGCCTGGTGGAAGACAACTCTGCAGAGCGAGGACTTCGAGGAGAACCGCCTGCTGATCAACCAGAGGATCGAACAGCTCGGAGGAGAACAGCAGCGCAAGACAGAGCAGGCACGGAAGCCGAACAGAATGGCCGAGTATGTCGCCAGGGAACTGCACTACTCTCCGGAAGGTGTCCGGAAGTGGTTTGCAGAGTATCGGGACGACATCAATCGGTACGGCATTGATTACATGATCGATTACACAAGAATCGAAGCAAACAAGCGCAAGAAGCAAATTCTTATGAGCTGAGAAAGGTGAGGGGAATGGCAACCAGAACAGGCCGCCAGACTCCCACACAATCTATTGTTCTTTCGTTCAAAGTTTCAAAAGGCACCGAGGCGTTCGAGCTGTACGAATCCTGCGGCCGGGAGTCGATGGACTGGCAGAAACTGCTGATCACCGACATCATGGGGCAGAACGAGGACGGACTCTGGACGCATTCGCAGTTCGGCTATGAGGTACCGCGGCAGAATGGCAAAGGCGAAGTGCTGACGATGCGCGAATTCTGGGGGCTGGTGAATGGTGAGAACATCATCCACACGGCCCACAAAACGAGCACATCGCACAGCGCCTTCGTCCGGCTGGTGAAGATCCTGACGGCTGCCGGGTACACCGAGCAGGGCCGGAAAAAGAAGGGCGTAACCAACCCGGAGAAGTCCTTCAAGAGCACGAAGCAGTACGGCCTGGAACAGATCTTCCTGGAAAACGGCGGATCCATCGTGTTCCGCACCAGGACAGAGGCCGGCGGCATTGGTGAATCGTTTGATCTTCTGATCATAGACGAAGCTCAGGAATACACGGCCACGCAGCAGTCGGCACTGATCTACACGATTGCAGCGTCCAGGAACCCGCAGACGATCTTCTGCGGGACTCCGCCTACCGTGTCGAGCAAGGGCGATGTCTTCAAGGGCTTCCGGAACAGAGTGCTGTCCGGAAACACGCAGGATGCCGGCTGGGCAGAATGGTCTGTTTACCAGAAGCCGGATAACATTATGGATCCGGATCTGTGGTACGAAACCAATCCGAGCCTGGGCATTATCCTTAGTGAACGGACGATCCGCAACGAGGATGTCGATAACCATCTGGACTTCGTCATCCAGCGCCTGGGCTATTGGCACACATATGAGCTGAAGTCGGAGATCACGGAAGCAGACTGGCTGCATCTGAAGGTCAAGGAGCTGCCGAAGTTCACCGGCAAGCTGTATTACGGAATCAAGTTCGGAGCGGACGGAGCCAACGTGGCCATGTCCGTGGCTGTGAAGACAACAGACGGCCGGATCTTCCTGGAAACGATCGACTGCAGGCCGCAGGCACAGGGCATGGAATGGATGGTGGACTACCTCCGGCACAGCCGGTGCGAGGCGGTGGCAATCGATGGCAAAGGGAAAGCGGATCTGATGATGCAGCTGCTGGACGGCGAGAAGATCCGCACGAAGCACATGATCCCGGCTACCGGCGAGGCCATCACGGCATACTCCGGCTTCCGGCAGTCCATCGATGACGAGACGATCTGCCACAACGGGCAGCCATCGGTCACGCAGGCCGTGGCACACTGTGAGAAGCGGCTGATCGGGTCGAATGGTGCCTTCGGGTACAGATCTACCAATCCGGACATAGAAGTGGCCATAGTGGAGTCTCTGGCGTTGGCCAGATGGCTCTGCTCAGTAACTAAAGAACGAAGGAAACAACGAATCGGGTATTAAGCTGGCTCTCCGCCGGCTTTTTACATATTTACGCTACACAGCGGTTAACAGTGGGAGGAGAAAAACATGGCAGATTTCAAAGCAATCACTACACAGGATGAATTCGATGCGGCGATCAAGGACCGGCTCGAAAGAGCCGAGAGGAAGATCCGGGAAGAGTACAAAGGATGGACATCCCCGGACGATCTGAAGAAGCTGGCGGACACACACAAGTCGGAGATTGACTCGCTCAACACGGCACACTCTAAAGAGTTGGAGAAATATGCCGGCTATGACGAGAAATTCTCGGCACAGGAGCACAGGATCCACGAGCTGGAGGTATCAGGCCTCAAGACGAAGATCGCGAGCGACATGAAACTGCCGCTCGATGCTGTCGAGTTCCTGCAGGGTGAGGACGAGAAATCGATCCAGGAGAGCGCGGAAAAACTTTCCAAGCTCTCGAACGTACATCCGTCCGGTTACGTTCGGAATACCGAGCGCGACACGGGCGATGCAAAAGACAAGGTCTGGCGGGACTTCGCGTCCCAGCTGCCGGGCCGACACGACTAAGGAAAGGATAAAGAAAAAATGGCAAATGTAATTGCAAGAGGCACAAGCCTTCCGACACAGGTTGTCGAAGAAATGTTCAATGCTGTCCGCGGCGAATCCGCACTGGCTAAACTGTCTGCCCAGCGTCCGATTCCGTTCAACGGCACAACCGAAATGGTCTTCTCTCTGGACCATGAAATCTCCATCGTTGGCGAAAACGACCCGAAGGTTAACGGCGGCGGCGCTGCTACACCGAAGGTCATCCGCCCGTACAAGTTCGAATACGGCCTCCGGGTTTCCGATGAGTTCCTGTATGGCACAGACGAGTACAGAATGAATGTCCTGCGGACATTCGCAGAAGGCGCTGCCCGCAAGGCAGCCCGCGGTCTGGACATCGGTGCTCTGCACGGCCTGAACCCGTATAACCTGACCGCATCCACAGTCATCGGCAACAACAACTTCGAAGCACAGGTAACCAACACTGTCACATACGCTGCAGCATCTGCTGACGCGAATGTTTCCGCAGCTGTCGCTCTGGTCGAAGCTGCCGGCGTTATGGCTGACGGCGTTGCCATGTCCACAACAATGAAAGGCGCAATTGGTGCGCTGTCTGCAGGCGGCGCGCCGAAATACCCGGAATTCAATTGGGGCGCTGCACCTGAACAGCTCGGTAGCATGAACCTGGCCGTCAACCCGACAGTTTCCATGGCCGCTACAGGTGCCACAAAGACACTGCATGGCCTGGTCGGTGACTTCTCCGCCTTCCGGTGGGGCTATGCCAAGGAAATCCCGCTGCAGGTCATCGAATATGGTGATCCGGATAACAGCGGTTCCGATCTGGCCGGCCATAACCAGGTCTACCTCCGTGCCGAGTTCTACATCGGCTGGGGCATCCTGGCTCCGAGCTTCTTCGCTAAGATCGAAGCTTAATGCGGACATACCGCAACACGGTCACGGGAGTGATCGTTTGTGTCGATGCCGAAGTTAAGGGGGAGTGGGAAGAAATTCCTGCTCCCGCTTCTGACGCTCCGGAGCCGGTGAAGGAAGCCAAGCCTGCAGTCAAGAAGGCAAAGACACCAAGAAAAAAGAAATGAGGTGGCAACATGGCTGAACCATTTGCAACCATTACAGATGTGCAGACACTGTTCCGCGCATTGACGGCAGACGAGCAGACACGGGTAAATGCTCTGCTGCCTATCGTATCGAATGAGCTGCGCTACCGGGCTACACTGATCGGCCGGGATCTGGATCTGATGATCATGGACAATCCATGGCTTGAGGATGTGGCTAAAGAGGTCACCGTCTCCGCAGTGTCAAGGATCCTCCGGCAGAGTACATCCGGAGAAGCAATGGCACAGGAGAGCCAGTCGGGTCTCGGCTACTCCTGGAGCGGCACCTATGCGGTGCCCGGCGGCGGGATCGGCAATGCCATCCTGCCTTCGGATCTGAAGCGGCTCGGCCTTAAGCGGCAGCGCATCGGGATCTACGACCCATTCGCTCCGCATAAAGGAGACTGCTGATGATCCAGGGCATGACCATCACCCTGCTGGAGAAGACACAGAACGGAACGGACGCATTCAATCATCCGCTTTACGTTTACACGCCTGTCAGTGTCGATAACGTGCTTGTCGGTCAACCCTCAGACGATGAGCGCACGAGCGAGCTGAATCTGACAGGGCGGCGGATTGAGTATGTGCTGGGCATTCCGAAGGGCGACACGCATGATTGGGAAGACCAGATCGTGGAGTTCTTCGGGCACCGGTTCCGCACGTTCGGAATCCCGGTCCAGGGCATCGAAGCGAACATCCCGCTTAGCTGGCACAAGAAGGTGAGGTGCGAGCGGTATGAGTAACAAATTTCGCGTTGTGCTGATCTCCTCCGGAGTGCGGCAGATGCTGCAGTCTCCGGAAGTCGAAGGCTACATCCGGGAAGCCTGCAAGATGGTCGAAGGCAGGGCCGGAAATGGCTACTCTATGAACGTGAAGAAAGGAAAGAAGAGAATGGTTGGCAGAGTTTACGCTTACACCGATGAAGCGGCTCGTGACAACTACAAAAACAACACTCTTCTGAAGGCGCTGCACGGATGATAGAGAAGATTGTACTGGATTATCTCGCCGAAGAGCTTGACCCTGTGCCGGTATACATGCAGGCACCTGAGTCGATCCCGAATCCTGGATCTGCCAAATTCGTTGTCCTTGAAAAGACAGGATCCTCGCTGGAGAACCATATCTTATCCGCAGTAATCGCGGTCCAGTCCTATGCTCCGACTCTGTACGAATCGGCCGTACTGAACGAAGCGGTCAAGGCAGCGATGCTGCAGATCATTGAACTGCCGGAGATCACCCGTGTTGATCTGAACAGCGACTACAATTTCACAGACGAGACAACAAAACAGCCTAGATACCAGGCTGTTTTTGACATCGTGCACTATTAATGAAAGGGGCATATTATGGCTAATTCTGCATATGTAACCGCCGGCAAGCCAAAGATCGGCGGTGCAATCAGCGTAGCGCCGACCGGAACAACACTTCCGACAGACGCGACCACAGCGCTGGGAGCGGCATTCGTTAATCTGGGCTTTGTGTCCGAAGACGGTCTGGCCATGGCTGTTACCAGGGACTCGGAAGAGATCAAAGCCTGGGGCGGCGACACCATCATGACCAGCCAGACGGAATTCCAGGAGACATTTACATTCACCCTGGTCGAAGCTCTGAACGCTGATGTCCGTAAGGTCGTGTTCGGCGACAGCAACGTGACAGGCGATCTGGCTACCGGGCTGACAACAATCGGCAACTCCGAAGAGCTGGAGGCTCATTCCTGGGTAATCGACCTGGCTTACAACGGCGCTGTCAGCCGTATCGTTCTGCCGTACGGCAAGATCTCCGAAGTTGGCGACACTTCCTATGTTGACGGCGAGCCGGTCGGCTACGAAGTCACAGTAACGGCACTGCCGGATACAAGCGGCAACTGCCACTACGAATACACCATTGCTCAGTAATGATGATCCAGGGGAAGACGCGCACGGGGTTCGAGTTCGAAGTGGATGCCGGAGTGCTCAATGACATGGAACTCATTGACGCGCTGGCCGATACGATGAACGAGAACCCGCTGGCTTTTTCTGCTGTCTGTACCAAACTGTTTGGCTCGGAGCAGAAGAAGCGCCTGTACGAACATTGCCGAGAAGACGGCCGGGTTCCGGTCGAGAAGATCAGCGAAGAAATCGCTGATGTGTTCAAGGCAGTAGGAGAAGCAGGAAAAAACTTCTGACCCTTGCCTGGATGGTGCATACCGACAGATCTGCGCTGATCTGCGATCTGGCGGAGACTTACGGGATATATGACATGGGATCGCTTCCGGTAACAACGGTGGCGATCCTTGCATCCGGGTTAAGGGACAATTCCAGAATAAAGATGAAATTGGCGGGGATGAAGGTCAGCAACGAATTGCTGCTGCTGGCTCATGCCGTAGACCGGCTGTCAGTTCTTATCTGGCAGGACACCAAGGACGGCATGAGGGGCCGGAATAAGCCCCCGTCCATCGCCGAAAAGATTCTCTACGGAGATTCTAACAAGAAATTCAAAACCGATGGATTTGACACGCCGGATGCCTTCTGGGAGGCCCGGCGGAAAATCCTAGAAAGGGGGCGGCAGAATGGCTGACATTGCAAAAGCGTATGTACAGATCATACCGTCAGCGGAAGGCATCAAGGGCGGCATTACGCAGGTCCTGAGCGGCGAAGCCGTACGTGCCGGTCATTCGGCCGGTGCCAAGATCAGCGACAGTCTGAAAAAGGCCATCGTTGCCGCAGGGATCGGCAAGATCCTCAGCGACACGGTCACGGCATCGCTGAAGGCCGGTGCAGCTCTGCAGCAGTCCTTCGGCGGCCTTGAAACGCTATACGGAGACGCGGCAGACGCGGCTAAGCAGTACGCGCTGGCAGCGGCACAGGCAGGCATTGATGCTAACACTTATGCCGAGCAGGCCGTCAGCTTCGGCGCTGCACTCAAGCAGGCTTATGGCGGCGACACCCAGGCGGCAATGGAAGCGGCCAACATGGCCATCATGGACATGGCCGACAACAGCGCTAAGATGGGCACAGACATCCAGTCGATCCAGTCTGCATATCAGGGCTTCGCCAAGCAAAACTACAGCATGCTGGACAACCTTAAGCTCGGTTATGGCGGCACTCGCTCCGAAATGGAGAGATTGCTGAAAGACGCTACAAAACTGTCCGGAGTTGAGTACGACATAACCAACCTGGGCGATGTGTACGAAGCAATCCACGTTATCCAGGAAGAGCTGGGCGTGGCCGGTGTTGCAGCAGACGAAGCCAAGGTGACACTGTCCGGATCTGCCAATGCTGTCAAGGCGGCATGGCAGAATGTCCTGGCATCCATGTCGCTCGGGCTGGACATGTCCGGACCGATCTCGCAGCTCATTCAGTCTGCTGGGGCGCTTGTTATCAAAAACCTGATCCCGATGATCGGGAACATCATCAAGGCTGTCCCGCAGGTCGTCCTGACCGCGGCACAGTCCATCATGCCGACCATTCAGTCCGGCATTAACGCGCTTCTGAGCGGGCAGGCCGGCACCACGATCGCGGCGCTGACAGCGTCCTTTATGGAGCGCGTTCCGGAGCTTCTGGCAGTCGGAGCGCAGTTGCTTGCCAACATCGCGAAGGGCATCTACACCATGCTGCCGCAGGTCATCGAAGCGGCTGCCGGTGTGGTTGCACAGATTGCCGGAACAATCGCAGCGCATCTGCCGGAGATCCTGCAGAAGGGCATCGAACTGATCGGGCAGCTGGCGGCTGGCATTATCGCTGCCATTCCGGATCTTATGCAGAAGATCCCGCAGGTCTACAACAACATCAAGCAGAAATTTGCAGAATTCGACTGGCTGTCCATCGGTGGCGACATTGTCCGAGGCGTTGCCAAGGGTATTGCCAATGCAGCCGGAGAGATCGCCAGTGCGGCCAAGGAAGCCGCACAGCGGGCGCTTGACGCTGCCAAGAATGCCCTGGGCATTTCTTCCCCGTCTAAGGTCATGGAGAAGGAAGTCGGCCGGTACATCTCCGAAGGTATCGCTGTTGGCATCGAGAAGTATGCCTACAAGATCGATGACGCTGTCGAGGATGTAACAGATCTCGGCCTTGAAGACTTCGCCTCCGGGCGGATTACGGCCACGCCGTACACCAGGACATCCGAAGCCGGATTCACGCAGAATATCACAGTCAACTCTCCGACAGCGCTGATGCCGTCAGAGATTGCACGGCAGACCAAAAACGCAACGCAGCAGATGGCGCTGGCCATGAGTGGGGTGTATTGATATGGCACAGGTTAACAGATCCATCACATGCTCCAATTCGGACGGCGTGTCTCTGACATTCGCCGAGAAGGGAATGACACCTTTCTTGCTGGTGGATGCGGAAGGCTGCTATTACGTACAGAACAATGTCACGATCTCGGAAAACACAATGTCAGACGGCGGCGCGTACCAGGGCAGCATTGCCAGGGTGCGGAACATCGTGCTGACGCTCCGGGATCTGCAGAACCACGTTCACAACCGGAACCTCCTGGATGCGCTGTTCAAGTCCGGGGAAGCCGGTACACTGATCTTCCGGGAAGAGGAAAACGAGCGGCAGATCAGCTACTATGTCGAGTCCGTCAACAGCACCGGCCAGTACGGTGCCAGGACTTACACGGTCAGCCTGCTGTGCCCGGATCCATTCTTCTACGCACTGCAGGATGTGTCCGTGTTTATGGCTGCATGGGTGCCGAACTTCGAGTTCGTGCATGAATTCATCTCGTCCGGAGAAGAAATCGGTTACCGGGATCTTCAGCGGTCGCAGAACATCGACAACCAGAACGCGGCGGACAACATCGGCATGACCATTACGATCACTGTGAATGGTAATGTCACCAATCCGTCAGTGACCCGCGTAGAGTCTAACGAGACGATCACGGTCGGCACGGAATCCAAACCGCTGAACATGGTGGTGGGGGATGTGCTGACGATCACAACGGCAGACAACGACAAGCATGTTTATCTCACCTCAGACGGCGTTACGACTGAGATCAACGAGTATCTGACAGAGGATTCGGTATTCATCCAGCTGATGCGCGGATCCAACAATATCGGTTACTCGGCAGCCTCCGGAGAATCCAATATGGTTGTCGAGCTTACCTATCGGCTGAAATACCAGAGCGCATAACATGGAGATCCGGATATATGACCCGACCATGGCCTTCCAGGGCCTGGTCGAAGATCAGACTTCATTGCTGTGGAACCGGGCATACTTCGGGGGTGGGTCCTTCGAACTGTACTGCCCGGTTACACCCAACAACCAGGGCCTGCTGCAGATGGGCAATCTGGTGTGGATCAAGGGCGCAGCCGATGCAGGAGTCATCGAGTCTCTGACGCTGGAACAGAACTCGGTAAAGAATCAGATCACGGCAAAAGGCCGGTTCCTGGACTCGTACATGTCGAGACGGCTGATCCGGCCGATGTATGAGATCAATGACGGCTATGTCGAGACAGCCATGCGGGCGATCCTCAGCAATGCTGAGCCGCTCCCGCTGGTGCAGCTGGGGCCGGTGATGGGCTTCGAGGAGAAGGTCACATTCCAGGCCACGTACAAGAACCTGTTCGACTACGAGCAGAGGCTGGCCAAGTATGCGAACATCGGCTTCCGGTTCCGTCCTGACTTCACGAACAAGACGATCACCTTCGAGCTGTACAAGGGGCTGGACAGATCCATTCACCAGTCAGATCGGAACAGGGTAATCTTCTCGCAGGCGTACAACAACATCGCCGAAGCGAAGTATTCGACCAACAGCCAGCTGCTGAAGACGACATGCTACGTTGGCGGCCGGGGAACAGGATCCAGCCGGGAGTTTGTTATCGCCGGGGACGATACGCTGACCGGCCTGCGCAGGTTCGAGGTTTATGTCAACGCATCAGACATCTCGGACGAAGGGCTGTCTGATGCGGAATATCAGGCCATGCTGATGCAGCGCGGAAACAACGAGCTGCAGCATGACACATACATTAATTCCTTCGAGTGCGTGACGGACGCGAACCGTAACTTCGTTTACAAGACGAACTACGACATCGGTGACATCATCACGATCCAGAAGGAAAACTGGGGCTTGTCCACAGATCTCCGGCTGACAGAGATCACCGAGATCTACGAATATGGCGCGATGAAAGTCTCGCCGACTTTCGGCACACCGCTGCCGGAAACAATAGATTGGAGTGAAGCAGATGGCTAATGAGTATGGACTGTTCTGGAACTCGGTCAGCTCGGACAGATTGTACGATGCGGACAGTTTTTCGGAATGGCTTAGGAAATTTTTTACCACTGGCGTGTTCAACGGGGAACTGCAGGTTATCGCGGCATCCGGCATGGATGTCACAGTGCAGACCGGCTACGCCAACATCGAAGGAAAGGTCCGGTTCTTCGATACCGCAACCACGTTTACTCTGGCACCGGCATCCGGCACATATCCGCGTATCGACACGATCGTAGTCGAACGCAACGATACAGACCGCGAGATCACAATCAAGTATGTCCAGGGTACATATTCCGGCAACACACCGACTCCGACCGCTCCGGTCCGGGCGGCTGGTGTGTACCAGATTGTCCTGGCACAGATCTACGTGGCAGTCGGTGCAACGGAGATTACCCAGGCCAGCATTACCGATACCCGTGCAGACAATAACCTGTGCGGTTGGGTTGTCGGCACAGTTGATCGTGTTGACGTTGAACAGATGACGGCACAGGCACAGGCTGATTTTGACGCATGGTACGAAGAAATGAAAGACCAATTGTCAGAAGATGCGGCGGGGCATTTGCAGAATGAGATTGATGAGATCAATGCACAGATTGCCGGGACAGAATTGAACGTGACCCTGTTGGCGGCAAGTTGGGCAAGTGACTTGTACACCGTCACAGATGTTGCAATAGACCCTGACAAAGAAATCATTATGACATACCCGCCAACACTATCAGATGCTGAATATGAAGCGTATCAGGATGCAGGTATTAGACCTTATGGCACAGTCACAGCAGGAAGCATGACACTGAAGGCAACGGGCGGTGCGCCGTCCGAAAATCTGCCGATGATCATGATTATTCGGGGGTGATGATATGGCAGTAATTAATATGCTCCCACAGGGTGGTGGACTTGGGGATTTTTTGTGTTTTCAATATGGTATCGCAAAAAATGGTAACGGCACACGCACTTATACAAGCGGAACGGTAACGTGTTCATCGGCATCGGTCAAGGTTATCTACACATTATTGGTGACACGCTATTTTCACGACGACTCTGCGCAGAGTAATGCAATGAGCGGATACTTAAAGTTACAAGGCTCAAACAATAATTCCACATGGGTGGACGTTAAAACGATGAATTATCCCACAGCCATACAGGACACAAGCGCTTATGGCAC